CTGGAGAGCGTTGTGCGCGGTATGGCAAAAGACATAAAAGAGATGGCGCTAACCGATAGAGGCACTACAAACGGCGACGAGAGGCTTGTGCGCCTAGTAGGAATTCCAACCGTGAGGATAGAAAAATGACATTTGTTGAAAGAGTGCCTTATACCATCGTTTCAAACAACGCCAAACCGGACACCACGCCCGCTTGGGATAGCGGCAAAAAATATCAACCGGGCGAGCACGCGATCTATAACGGCAAAATTTACGCCTGCGCAATATCAAACACCGGCAAGCGTCCGGATATAAGTATCAACGAGTGGTCCAAGATGGGCGATCCAAATCCGACCAAATTTCAAGACGAATTCGTAAATACTCAAACGAAAAACGGGCAGGACGCATTAGAAATTGTCCTGAATATCGTCGGAAGCTTTGCCAATTCATTGGCGCTTTTTAATATGGACGGGCGAAAGGTGACCGTATATGATAGGCATAACAACATAATTTATGAAAAAGCCCTAACTACCCGCGATGTCATAAGCTCCTGGTGGCAATACTTCTTTGGCGGTAGTTTTTCTTTTAGAAACGATATTTGGTTTATCGGCAAAATCGACTACAGCGGTAATATTAAATTTGTCATTGAGCCAAACGAAAAAGGCGCAAATTTGGGGCATCTGGTCATCGGCAAAAAGGTCTTTTTAGGGCATACCCTCTGGGAGCCTGAAATTTCAACAATAGACTACTCAAAAAAAATAACCAATGATTGGGGTAATACTTATTTTAGAAAAGGCAAGACCGCTAAATACGCAGATATGCAAGTAGTCTTGCCGACCCAGAGCGCGGACTTTGTCAAAAAAACACTAGAAAAAACCGTAGGAGAGCCCAACCTTTTTATCGGCGACGAAAGAGACAAAGGCTTTGAAAGTCTCACGATATTCGGCTCGGTCAAGGACGCAACGATAACGCTTCCAAATACCGAGTATTCGGAAATGTCAATCAGTATAGAGGGAATTATATAAGGAGAGAATATGGCAAAAGAAATAGCACAACTACCCATCGCGCCCGACAGCGGCGCCCCTGCAACTTTCAACGAAAGAGCCGATGCCTTTGTGAAAGCTTTGCAACCTTTTGCGGATGACGCAAACGCTCTAGCCAAGGAGCTAGAGGAATTTTCAAAAAACGTCGATACCAAAAGCGGCGACGTCGATACGAAGTATGCCGATCTGGTGCAAAAATACAACGATTTCATCACCAAATACGGCGACTTTTTCGAAAAATACGACATATTCGTGCCTGCATATCTCGACGTCAAAACAAAACACGGCGAAGTAGTATCGACCGCAAAAGCGCACAAAGAGTATGTAGATACGCTCAAAGCCCAAATTGATGAAGCGCTCGAGAGAGCAAAAAGCTTCATCAACGAGCAAAACAAAGTGATAGATGATAACAAAGTAGCCGAGACCTCGACATATTCGAGCAAAAAAATCAATGAGGAGTTGGACAAAAAAGTAGGTATCGACGACGATACCGTCACCATAAAAAACCTGAAAATCTCAAAACAAAAAAGCTCGAATTTGACGAAAACATCCGAAATTTTGTTTCGCACAGCAGCGGGAAATAGCTTTGAGATTTCGGACGTCAAGGGGCTATATGGCGGGCTCAAAGAGTATATCGACTTTGATTTTTTGAGCGCGCCTCTTGTAGTCTTAAGCAAGGGCGAAGAGTTTGATTTCGACGCGGGCGGAGTTTCTTTCGGAAACGAGACCGACACCATCAAAACGGACGACGGTAGCTATGTGGTCTATTCTACGGGGAGACAGGCATACAGAAAACTGCTTCGCATTTCAGCCGGCGGCGCTCTTTCAACCCTCTCTCTTCCGAGCGAGGATGCAAGCTATACATCCGTCACTGTTTTCGAGGGCGGAACAAGGCAGCTCTATATCGCAGAGAAGAAAGCTCCATTCACAAAGATCTACAAACTTGACAAAAGCGGCGGCGGCTCCTGGCGTCAAATCCCAAACCCGCAAGGCGTTGAAATTCGTTGCCCGCAAGGGACAAACGAGTATCTCGTCGGGGTCAAAAAAGGCAATGGATACCGCGAATATTCCTCGTATTACTACGACGACGCCGCGCGAGGGTGGAAGTCGGGGTTGGCAAACGAGAGAATACCGGACGGCAAAGAATACGACAACATAGAGGGTTGCTATTTTTTTCACGATCGCTCCAGGCTGTTTGCGGAGTATCGCAAACGCCTTGAATTTTTCCCGTGGGGAGTCGCGCTGCTTGATAACGGCAACTTCCAGGCTCAAAATGCTCGGAAGTATCCGGATTTCAAAAGTCTTGAAGGGCCCTATCCAAAAGAAAAAGCCTTTTTCGAAAACGAAAAATTTATGATTTTTTTTGACAAATATGACAAAAAAAACATACTCAAGCGGCAAGACGGCGAGACTTTCACGCTCGAATACGACATCCCGCTGGAGCGCGCAGGGTATTGGGTCAAGATCGGCGGCGAATACGCGTATTTTTCAGCGCAAAACGGCAAAGCGCAGAAAATCGCGCTGGGCAAAAAATTCTTGAGATTTTACGGATTAGAATAGGAGAAAAAATGCAATATCAATTTGAGAAAATCAAAAAAGGTGAATACAGAGTATTCGGTAGAGACTACGACACCGTCCACCTCGTCGATGAAGCGGGAGCCAAAGCCATAGCGGCCGAGCTCGAGGCGAAGTGGTTGGAAGAGCTCAAACGCCTCAAGATCGCAAAACTCAACGCCAATATCAATGCGGCATATCAAGCCTATCTAAAAAAATATCCCGACGTCGAAATCAGGACGTTTGAGGAAAAAGCCAAAGAGAGTTTTTTAGTCAAAAAAGACCCGCAGACTCCTTGCGCGGATACTCCGCTACTTTGCAAACTCACGGCAAACGGGACGACAGAGGAGAGGAATGTCTTAGCGGGGCAAGTGTTTGAAAAGGTGCTTGAAAACGCAGCCCTAGAAAAATGGGGTGTAGTCACCAGAGACGCGATCAAAGCAGCCGTCGATGAAACAGCGCTGGAGCAAATCAGTATAGAAATTCCAAATTTGGGGGCGTGAAAATGTTTTTGACCGAACTCATAGTCAGGCGAATCATAGGCGTCAAAAACTGTTGGCAAACAGTAGAGCCTTTGGTGTGGAACGATGGAAAAAATGAAATCACGGTGCCTGCAGGTTTCATATGCAACGGGGCGAGCGTGCCCGCGGTCTTTGCATTTGTGTTGCCAAAAGCGGGCGAGAGATACGACCGCGCCGCTTGCTTGCACGACTTCCTTTATGCTACGCGTAGGTTTGACCGCAAGAAGTGCGACGAGATATTTTATGCGGCGATGAAATTTGACAAAGTCGCAAAATGGAAAGCGTCGATTATACACAAATCGGTGAGGGTATTTGGCAGCCGGGCATATGCCAATCACAAGGCGCTAGACCCAACAAAAATCAAAATTTAAGGAGCGGAAATGCTAAACATTAAATTTCTAATCTCCGCAGGTGTCGTGATACTGATAGCCCTAGGCGGGGCAAGCCTTGAGATATGGCGGTTAAACGGGGCGCTGGATAGCGTAAAAGCCGAGCTAAAAGAATCCGAGAACAAGCTAACTCTAAAAGAGGCGACAAATCAAATTTATGCAGCAAACGTGAGCGAGTGTAATATGCGTATAGACTTGCAAAACGCTAAATTTGAAGCGTTGGAAGCAAAAAAGCAAGATGCTATCAAAGAAGCCAAGCAAGCAAAAGCGAGATTTGAAAAACTAGCCGCGCCCGCAAAAGACGCGCAGTGCCAAGAGAAACTGAAATTTTACGAGGACGCGGCGAGCGTAGCGGCTAAGGCATTTAAGGGGGCAAGATGAGAAATACTCAAACCTTATGCATGCTAGCTTGCGCGCTAATGCTTGCCGGGTGCGCGGGCAAAGAGCCGCAAATCATCGCCCGCACCCAGTATCAAGAGGCAAAAACGCCCGTAGCCTGCATAAAGCGCAAGGATTTGCCTACGCCGCCCGAATACGACCCAAACGATCCGCAGACGTTTAAGGAGCTTATGGAATACGCCGTAGCGGCGGATAGGCTTTTGAAGGGGTGTGTCGATGAGCGAAATTAAACTACTGCCAAAAGCAAAGAGTAAATTTAAACGTTGTTTGGTATTGGGACTAGGCGGATTATTTATGATATTGTTTAGCGTCACCGTATATCGCCTTTACGGAAATGTTTTTCATAGCGAGGATATTAAGCTCACGGTTTGGGCGATAACGCAAGGCGTGATAAACGTCTTATTGAGCCCCGCAAAGTGGCTAACGATCTTTAAGGCTTAGCCGTGGAGATAAATTATCTTTTTTACGTGTTGATTATTGGCTGTGCGGGATCTATCACGGCTTTTATAAAAAACGGCGGAGCCGGAGGTATAAGAAATCTGCTTAAGCGGACGTGGGATGGCTGTTTCAGCGCATACGTGGTTTATGAGATAGCCTATTTTTTTGCAAAAGACGAACGCGTGAGCTTTGCGATCTGCGGGATAGGGGCTTGGATGGGTAGCGAGGCGTTGATATTCGTGAGGGATTTTGTATCAAACAAGGCCGGAGGTAGGAGATACGATAGCTACGACGACTACGGCGGAAGTTTTAGACACGAGGAGTGGAAAGATGACAAATAACGAGATACTAGAGGAGCTGCAAGAAAAGCGCACCAAATGCACCGTGTGGAGTAGGGTGATGGGTTATCACCGCCCCGTTGAGGGGTTTAATATCGGTAAAAAAGGCGAGCATAAGGAGAGGGTATTTTTTGAGCAAAATTTTAACGCGTTAGAAAAATGCGTAAAAAAATCTAAAAAGAATTAACACAAGGAGCGAAAAATGGCAAATTTTAACGAAGCTTTTCAAATTTTGATGAGACTAGAGTTTTCTAAACCGGGTGACGCGTTACATAAAAACCCGACCGAAGACGGGTGGACGTTTATGGGGATATATCAAACCGCCCATCCACGTTGGGCTGGATGGAACGAGATATTAGGAACGGTAGCTCGCGGCGGCGACATCGAGAAAATATCACGCGTGCTTTACGCTAGCGAGAATTTACGTGCAGAGGTGCGCAGGTTTTACAAGGAAGCGTATTGGGACCGTATGAGGCTAGACGAAGTCGCGAGCCAACTCAAAGCAAACGAAATATTTATCTTTGGCGTGAATGTGGATGTGAGACCCGCCGTAAGAGTCACACAGCGGTTGGTAGGCGTCGTTAATGACGGCATTGTCGGCGAGCAGACGCTAGCAGCAATAAACCGATTTGACGAGGCAAAATTTGATAAAGAGTTTGACAGAGCCGAGCTTCAATATTATAATAAGCTAATAGAAAATAACCCAAAATTTAGGGTTTACGCCAACGGCTGGCGCAATAGAGCTTTGGCGGTATGATAATTGGGGCAGATTGCCCCTATTTAACCTATGCAATTGCCGTCCAGCTCTGCGAGAAGTCCCGATCTTTAAACAACTCTTTAAGCCCTGTAAGTTGCTTAAGCCTCAAAAGCTCGTCGGCGTCCATACCGATGTTTTTCATAATCCAAACATCACCTAGCCCAGCCTCTACAAGCTCTTTGACTATGTTTTGCATAAGGTCTATCGAGTGTGATCCTCTTGCTCTATTATGTCTGATAGTTGAGGCCATACGATTTTCTAAGGGTTTGTCAATTACGGATACTGGCAAACAACCACCCTCGCGCTCTCTTATTTCCTTATTTCTTAGCATCGTAGTATATCTATGAAAACCGTCCACGATTTCGTATTTATCTTCATCCTTAAGATAGTAGCAGACTATCGGCATTGTATACCCGTCCTCCAATATGCTTTTTTCAAGCAATTTCATTTCTGGCGGTGCAACGTGATTTGGGTTATACGTATTCGCCTGAATTTTTTCAATAGGCACCCTGATTATGTTATACACTGGACTTTTAAACATCTCATAACTCCTTATATTTTTGAATTGCGGCTTCTCGCTTTTCGCGCTCTGCTTTTGTCTGCGAAAAGCCCATATACTTACACAAATGGTCGTTTTTAAGGATACATATTGCCATACGCTTATAGCTCGGCACCAAATGCACCTCTTTTACGTCTGCCTCGTCGGGATATTCATCAAACAACACCCTTTCTTTCGTAGTTTTGTAGTTTGATTTCCCGTTTGTTTTGTAGATGATATGCTGATCGTCTAATTCAGCAATGGTTTCTTTTGAAAGCACACCGCCCTTTTCTTTCCAAAATTTTACGCTTGTACAAAATTTTTGCTCGTATGTTTTTCTCGTTTCTTCGGGCAGCGTCTGTAACAGGAATTCAACATAGCTTTTCCACGTATGGTTTTTTGGCTTCTGTATATTTTTCCACGCAACGGCTTTCGTGCCGCCGTATATTGCGCAGAAGTTCGCCCCGTTTACGCGTCCTACCATAGAGCCCCATATTTCAGGCTCTAGCGTCCGATACAGGTTTAGCGACCCGATAGCCCAATCATTGAAAGGGCTAGCTACTCTCATCTGATGCACCGTGAGCCCCGCCGCATAAAAAGTATCATATATCTCATTGTATGGAAAGTCAAATCTTGCGTGAGCCGTCCAAATATCCTCTACGCTCCAATCGTATATCGGGTAGCCAGTATACACATCGCCCTCTATTTGGGTTGTGTAAATAGCGTCTTTATATGTTTTCTTCTCTGATGTGATGGCTCGCCACCTATTCAAAGATTCATCCGTCCTGATACCGACTAGGCATATCGTCTTTCCTTTTTTTGAGACGTTTTGATGATACCATACTGCAAATTTATCATAGAATTCGTCTTGCGTTAGCGTATCATTCCAAAAATCGAATTTATGGTTTTCGATGTTTATCACGCCTTTGTATTCGGGCATTTTTCTTACCCAAATATCTTTTTTCGCGCTATCCCAAGGACGCCAATATTGCTCATACATACTGGTTGCGGTCTTGGCGAGATATGGCATACATACCCAAAAGGGCTCGATCACGTCCAAATTTGAAGTCATCATTTTTGTCACAAAGTTTGTAGTGTGCGTATACTGCGCCTCGAAATCTTGATGCAATACGCCTATTTTCCTATTCAAATTATGCTTTCTTATGTAGTCAATGCATAAATTTAAGATTAGCCCGCTATCTTTGCCGCCCGAAAAAGATACATATACGTTTTCGAATTCACCAAAGATAAATTTTAATCTTTCTTGCGTAGCCTCATAGACCGAGCGATTTTCGTATATCTTTTTCATTTTTATCCTTTATCTTTTCTACCTCTTTTTTAAAAGCCTCTACAACGTCCTCTTTATCCATCAAAGAGCGGTAAATTTTGCCGTCTATGCTGTCAGAGCATATAATATCAATGTAGGTTACTTTCTTTTCTTGTCCTATTCTATGGCATCTATCCTCCGCTTGTATTCTTTCCGAATATTTGAAGCTGTTATTATAGAAAATTACTTTGCTAGCCGCCGTAAGCGTAATGCCAAACCCTCCTGCGGACGGCGTAGACACCAAAAACCTAATATCGCCGTTTTGAAACCCGTCGATGATTTTCTGACGTTTTGATTGTTTTGTCTCGCCAGTAAATATTTCAAATTTACCCACTCCGTCAAGCGCGGAGGTAATAGCCCTTATGTCCTCTTTGTATTTCGCCCAGATTATAACTTTCTCGTCGGAGTCAAAAGTATCAATGACGTTAAGCATCGTTTCCTCGCGCCTAGAATTATATTTAATTTTGTTTCTAAAGCCCGATACTATCTGTTGCAAATGCAAAAACAAAGTAAAGACCTCGCCGATATTGATATTTTCTTGCATAATGTTTTCTATAAATTCTTGCTTCTCGTATTCGTAGTCCATCCTTTGGCTGCTATCCATCTCAAAATACCAAGTGTCGTAAAGCTTTTCTGGCAAGCTTAGACACTCCTCTTTCGTGACCTGATAAACGTATGGGCTTATCTTTTTTGCGATATACTCCTCGTTTAATACCCCTACGATCATGTTTTTAAACCTCTCGTCATATACGAGATGATTGGTCGCAAACGAATAAAAGCTCGCGTAGTTTAGGATTTTAGGCGATAGAAATTTCATCTGCGAGTATAAATCGACTATACCCTGCGATAGCGGCGTTCCTGTCAAAATCAGCCTATACCTCGCGCGCTCCCCTATGATTGTGAGCCTCTGCGCGCGCTTTGAGCGGTAGCCTTTTATAAAACTTGACTCGTCTACGACCAGCATAGTTTGATCCGTGATAATGCTATTTAGCGCAACAACCACGCGATCGCTTTGTCCTATGCTTTCTATCCCTACGACTACCCAGCCCACGTTTGGGATATTTATATCGGTAGTTTTTGAATCGAAAACGTAAATATCGTCTTTTCCGCAATCAGTATGTTTTAAAATTTCCTGCCTAATAGTTTCTTTCACCGACACGGGGCAGCACCATATTACCTTGTCGATTTTGCCCGCCCTAAATTTGGCAAGCTCTATCGCCGTCCTAGTCTTGCCGGTGCCCATTTCCATAAATAGAGCGCCTACCTTCAGCTTGGAAAGTTTGTAAAATGCTCGCTGCTGGTGTTCGAATAGGGCAGTTTTTAGGGCAAAAGGTTTCATCTAGTCGTCCAATAGCAACGGATCTATCTCGTCTGCCCCTTCTTTGTGCTGCGGTTGTGCTTTTACTCTTTTTTTGATTGTCGTAGGTATAAGAGCCGCTAGCTTCTCTTGTTTTGCAAGTTCTAGTCTTTGCATAGCCTTTTCGCTTATCGCTACGTCATACATTTTGGCAAAATCAAGTATCGCCTCGTATTGCTCTTTCCTTACGATTATGTTTCCGTTGCGGTATTTGGATGCGGGCAATTTTTGCGCCTTGTAGTATAGATCGTCGTTATATCTCCAAGAAACGACGACGTAGTCGGCATAAGAATTGTCTTTGTATATTGTTATCCATCGCGTCTTTTCATCTTCGTATACGGCATTTATGGCGTTGTTTCTTATCGTTTCGTCGGAAATTTGAATTATAAAGCCCTCGTTTAGCAACAAATTGCCTATTTCCGCCGCTCTATCCTCTATTTTGCCTGCTTTCATTCCGATTTCTCTATACCAAGAAGCGCCGCCCCATTGGAAATCCTTGCCCTTTAGGGTTTGCCTAAATTTCTCAATTCTTTCGGGAAAAATCACTCGCAAGACATCGCCCTCGATTTGTATCTTGGCTATCGTTTCAGTGACGGGGGATTGAGGCCTGACGATGTCGCTCATTGCTTATTTTTCCTCCTTTTCCTTGTGTCCAAAATATTTTATTAACGCCGAACGATCGGCGTCCTTTAAAAAGCGCGCCAGTGATCGCCTATAGTTGCCTTGTTTTGCGCTATTCCAACGCAAAAGGGTATCGTATGGGATACCCGTAAGTTGTGAGACTTCTTTGAGCGTCATACTACATCCTTACGCCGCCGGAGAATTGGCTGCGGACGAATTGGTATATTTCTTTTTCTTTCTCGCTCCAAGTCTCTTCTTTGAACGGGTCTATCCCATCCCTAAAAGGAAAACCCCACGTTCCGAAATCAAATACGTCGCGCCAAACAAAAATATAGGTTTTACCGTCGGTTTTGTCTATGACATCAAATTTATAATATCCGTCTTTACCGTTTTCGCCGCCGCGAGGGGCTTGTGATACGTAAAATTTACCGATTTCATACGTGGTGAGAATTCTCTTGCGGTTGAGTTGATGAGCGATCTCCTCTTCTAAATTAACTATCTGATAAGGGAATGTCAGTGTTATATATTCTTCCTTGTCGGAATGCCCGGATAACGCTTTATAGCACCTAATGCCGTATTTCTTGGTGCAAAAATCGTCTATGCACTCCCATAAAAGCCTCTTTTTCTTAGCCTCTACGAGAAAAGGGGATGTTTTCTCGATAAGCCGCGCGTTGATTTCGTTTATGACTTTGCGCCACTCGCTCTCGGTTTGTGCCTCTTGCATTGATTTGCGGTATTCCTGCGCGTCTTTTAGCACCGCTTCAATATTGGCAGCCATTTGAACTCTTGTATTCTTTCTTAGCTCTATTAAATCTCCTGCAATAAGAGATAAAACATTAATAGACAAATCAACAAAAGAGAATATGTTTCCGTTGTATTCGGGTTCATATTTTTTTATTTCAGTTTCTATTTCTATCCCCTCGGCAAGAGGAGTATCGCAGCTCAATAATCCGCGCGTATTTGGTATCCATATATTACACAAATCAGTCCTATACAGCTCGCCGTCCATTTCTATTACAAAATTTGGCTTATCATCAAATTCACCAACGCCTAAGACCCTTATTTTTGTTTTCATTTTATCTCCTTTGGTTTTGATAAGAGAATTATATGCCTTATTTGCTTAAGAACTACTTAAATAATGTATAATAGACATAAAAAAAGATAAAATAAACATTTTATATCGTATTTTTGTGCAAAAATTGCTTTTAAAAGCCGATTTTCTAAATTTAACTTGTAAAAACAATTTTGTGTGCCTCAAACTGTGCCCTAACTTTTGTCAAAACTTTGACGACTTGACAAATTTATTGAAAATTTGCCGCCTGCTTAAACGCTCACATTATTTTTCAAACAACGATTTTTGCCGTATTTTCGCCATCTTTAATGTTGGGTGCTTAATTTACTCCGTTGGAGTTTGAAACATTTCGGATAATTTATCCTCAACCCGGTTGTATATATGTTAAAATTTACTCCGTTGGAGGAAGGGTGAAACTCTCAAAGCTCACGTTTTTGGCATTGCTTTGGCGTTAATTCTTCTTTATCGGAGCCAA